ATGTAATTGATGTTGGACATCTACATACTTTAAATCCTTACTCATATAGAAAAGATTTGAATAACCTCTATCGATTACTTGTTGAATTACTGCCCAACCAATGTTTGCGTTTTCAATTACTAATAAAGCATCATTATATTCAGTTGATATTGCTACTAACAAATTTCCAAAATCTTTTGTATCTATCTTGCCTTTGTATTCACCAACTTGCGTTGCCGTTACAATATCCATAATGTGGAATGTAGAATAATCGGCACCATCTCCTCTTGCAACGTCAGCTACAACCATATAAGATGCATTTGATGTAGGATATTCCCATCTCCAAAAGTTATTATCTATACCACCTTTTGAAACAGGGTCTTGAACATAAGTTTCTTTGTAGAACATTAAGAGTTCTGGGTCAATTACGTTATCTCCAGATGAAATAAAGTCACAATCACATTCCTGTGCGGCTCCTTTTCTTCCCAACAATCTTTCTTGCTCATCTCTCCACGTCTGGTCTCTTTCTGGATGAACTGTCCAATGTAATCTGATTGTATTGAATGGATTTATAGATGATTCCGCATCACTCCACGTTTGATGAAACCAATTACCTACACCATTGGGAGTTGAAAGGGCAATACACGCCCCACCCGTTGATAGAGTAGATTGAGCTGCTTTCCAAATCTCATCGATATCATCAATGAAAGCTGCCTCATCAAATATTAGAAGTGATAATGCTTCCGAACGTCCTGCATCAGGTGAGGAAGCAATTGCTTTGATTTGTGAACCATTTTGTAATTTGAGTGAGAGTTTGTTATCTTCCAATGCACCACCCTTTAACCACGATGGTAATAGTTCGTACATTACTCTTACTTTTGTTACTAAGTTCTTTGCAACCTCTTGTTTTGTTGCAATAACCAATACGTTGAAATCCGTATTGAATAACATACTCCACAAAGCATATCCTGCTGATAATGTGGATATACCAGTTTGACGTGACTTAAGAACGATGTTAAAACGATTGTTCTTAAATTCGGTTAATGTTTTCTCTTGAAACGGAAATAGGTGAAATGGTATTTTACCTTTCACCGGATGCTGAATCATACAATATTTCTTCATAAAGTGGATAGGGTCACTAGCACACTTTTTGTATTCTTCTGCAATAATTTGCTTTAGAGATTTTTTTTGTTGTATTCCGTTACTCATACTAAATCTTTAGGTGGTTTTACTAAATCATAATTTTTATCTTTTAGTAATTCCCAAGCTTCATTTCTTAATTTTGTAACTTGTATAACTTCAGCTTCTACGTTTGTAATTTCTAATAATATTTCAGCTTTTAATTCCTCAACAGGCCTTTCCATAGTCCACTTTTCAGTTGTACCATTTTCGTTTACATACTCATATTCCTGCTTTGCATCGTTATATGCTTGATTAAATTGAGCAAGTACGTCAGTACCATGGTCAATCATATTTGATGTTAATTTGTAGGTTTCGTATGCATCCCACAATCCATCAGTTTTTATTTGAGTTTCTTTTATAGCAAGACACGTTATACAATATCCTGTTTTGGATATTAACTTTTTATCAACTCTACCTAATTTGATTGTTTTGCATCCAACACCTTTACATCTATTAAGTTCTGCTAAATAGTTTCTAACTCCAGCCATTGTATCACTTAATGATGATATCTGCTCCTTACCCCATTTTTTTTGTTCCCATTGAACTCCGTTTGAATCAGTCCAAGTTTCTCCAACTTCTCTTGTAATATTAGCTTCCGGATTTACTGATAATGAGATTTGTGCATTTGTTTCATATTCCTGCCCACGTAATACCATATCCGATAACTTTCTACGAGTCGGATGCATGTACTTTCGATTGAATTCTTTTGCCATATTATTTCCTATATATTCGTATATATAAGTATATACTTTTTGGAAAAAAGGTTAAAAATTATTCGTAAAAAAGACCTAATATTTGATTAAGTGGAGCGAATGCTCCTGTTAATTTGTAAGTGTTTCCGTTATATACAAATACGATACCTTCATTTGGAACTATCTTTTCAAATCCACCTAATGCCTGTAATCTTTGTAATTCTAATTTAAGTTTATCCAACTTCTTAGGGTCTCCCAACTTTCTAACATCATCAACCGTCTTATGTAATCTAGCTACCATTTGTTTAGTTGCTTCCGTTGGATTTGCGGTAAGTACTGATTCCATAAATGAAAGTACATCTGCACCAACACCTAAGAATATTTCTTCAAATTTCATTAGGTTATCTTTTGCTATTTTAGCTTGGTCTTTCTTTTCAGTATTGTCTGCCCAACTTCTTAATTTAGGGTTTTGTATTGTTGCTATTCTGAATCCTTTATCTCCAAATGCCCATCTCTTAACCAAACCAATCTTTTCTTGTGCATCTAATCCTTTTGCGTTTTTATCCACAAAGTTACTCCACCACGCTTGATGATAATCAGCTACCCCATCAGAATCAGATAACCCAAACTCACTTTGTAGTTTAGATATCATACTCATATACTTTGATTGTAGTTTTGTTAAATTCTCACTCTTTGGTAATTTCTGCATTGGTGGTCCTTGTATTGTGTATTTGGATTGAACACTTGCATTTACTTGCTTAATCATACCAGCTAATATTCGTGCTGATTGTTGATTCTCACCACTTATATTACCATCGATATCATAATCAAATGTACCATGAAATACTAATAGTGGTTGGTTGTATGGAATTACGTTTACCGATGTTGGATATATTACTTCCAAATTCATAAACGAACTTCCATCATTAAATACTTTTTTTCTTTGTGGTTCGGATAATGAACCAATTGCTTTTGATAAATCACTCATAGCAAAGTTGTAAGCATCGGTTAGTCCGCCTCTACCAGCAAACTTATCAGCTACCTGTCCTATTGTCATAGCACCCTCACCTTTATTCTTTAGATGTGATTTGTTTCTAGCAGCAACTAATCTTCCATTTACCCAACTAATTGCCAATGCTTGTCCATCGGTTTTTTCTCTTGCTACATCCAAATCTCCAGTAAGTGCTTTCTTAACGATGTTCTTTAGGTCAGAGAACGTAAGGTTCATTTCAATATCAAACGGATGGTGCATGTGTCCATAAGCCCCACCTTCAATTATTAAATCTTTACTTTCGTTTACTTTTTTAACAGGTTCGTATCCTTTGTTTTGTTTATCTTTTGTATCCGTTTGATGACCAGGTTCTATTTCTCTATCATCATCAAAATCAATTGTATCTAATTCAGCAGGATAACCATAATCAGGTGTATATGATGATGATTTATGATGTTGTGTAAAATTGTGGTCAGCAGTTCCATCTGCTTTATGATTTTTTGAAGTTATTGCTTCAAATGCTTTATTTTTAACTTTGTACCAACCACCGCCGGGTAATCTAAATATTCGTGCCGGTACTTTTAGTGTAGAACCAATTGGATATTTGTTTTGATATTTTTTATCAATATGAACTATTTTTGTAATAAATTCATTTGTTTTATTATCAGCCCCAACTAACTCAACTTGTAATTCAATTATTTCACCATTGATTTTTATTTTCTTTCCGTAGATACCTTTTGTAATTTCACTCAAAGATTGTTCGGATACATAAACTGGTGTTGAAGATTTGAAATCATCCTTTCTCATTATGGTTTTAGCAATCAATTTGTTTGCTACTGTCATAAATGGAATATTGATGTTTGTTCTCTTATCTTTAACTACAAACTCCTTATATTGTTTTACAAAATCTAAAAATTTCTTTTTATTTTTTGCCAATCTTTTAAAGAAACCAGTTAATTCGGCTGCTGATATTTGTTTACCATTACGAGGGTCATTTAATCTTTGGAAAAAATGGTCAGTTTCCTTTCCCAATTCAATATCTTCGGGAGATAATTGTTGGTCAGCATATTTCTCAACCTGGTCTAAATCAGATTTAGCCATCTCCGTTAAATCTTCTGGTTTAGGAAAGTTGTATTTTAATATACGATTGTACTTATCAGTTTTTCCATCGTTTTGGTCATCCGTTGGTAACTTTTGGTCTACTGATTTTTTCTTTTCATATTCAGATGGGTCTTCGTGATAAAAACACCAACCCTCTAAATTATCTAAATAGTATTCTGCATTATTGTAATCATCCCAATCAGCATTCCACATTGTACCACTTGTTGCATTACCATCGTTGTAGAATGCACCATTTCCACTATATTCTAAAATAGTTTCTTCATCAACCTCCTCATACCCACTCATACCTTTATTCTTCAACTTCTTACTTACTTTGGCAACATCATCTGCTTTCGGAGCACCATTTATGTATCCACCCGGTAAAGATAAACCAACACCGGCTCCTCCACCCAATCCCATTTCATCCAATGCGGTTATATAATCTTCAGCAATTTCGTTTAATTCTTCTTCAGATATTAATGATATTTTTACATCCATTTCAGTATCTTCCCAAAATCTTTTTGGTTTTTTAATTTTTTTCTTTGGTTCAGTTTCTACCCAATCTTCAGTATGGTATGGGTCTTGCGCTGGATTTAGTTCAGATTCTTTATAGTTTTTAAGTGAATATGTTACTTTTCTAAATGTTGATTCCGATTCTTTTTTTCTACCCTTACCACGCATCCAATCACCCTTTGGTTTATCTATTTGGGTGTATCCACCTTGTCTAAACCAACCTTCAGGTTTCCCTTTATCTAATATACGAGCTTGTCCATCGGCAACGTAGTTTGGGTTTGGTTCACCTGGTTCAGCACCAGCCATACCAAAGTTAGATGATTCATTAAATAGGTTTGATTTTGGTGGGATTCTAAATGTAGTTGCTTTCTTACCATTGATAGTTGGCATACCATGCTCATCTTTATCAATATTTTTTACAACTACTCTTTTGTTCTTAAACTTGCCCATCAAAAGAGTATCACCTACATTCACATCTAAGTTAATATCTTCAGAAAGTTTTGCTAATTTTAGAGTAATAAATTTGAAAACAGTTGCATCAAATTTTGGATATGCTTTTAAGAATCCCTCTTTCTTTTCGTCATCAGTTCCTTTACTTAACCAATTACGAACATCAGTTCCACTTATAGGATTTGATTGAGCAGGTGAAGCATAAACGTATCCCTTATCCAAATATCCCATCTCTACCTTACCTTTATATGGAGTAAAATAATTTCCACCCAAACGTTGTTCATCTTTCTCACCAACTACAACTATTAAACCAGTCTTAGCTGCATCGTATGAACTTACAATTTCCGTAGGTTGATATGGATTTTTAACCTGAACTATTTTGTTTGATGGGATACCAAACATTTTAGTCATTATGGTTTTTTTCTCTCTGAAATCAAATGGAGATTTTTGGTTATCGGTTTTATTGGATGTTGCTATGTAAACATCATCTTTTCCGAATTTTGATACAAGTTGTTTGTATGTGGCGAAGTGCCCCTTATGAAAAGGTTGAAATCTACCAGAATAGACAACTATTACGTTTTCCATTTCGGCAGATTCCCCTAATATGCTTTCTACTAAAAAGTTAGATAATTCACTCATTAAATATAGTATTACTCTTTATACTATATAAATATAGAATAAATTTTTATTGATTAGCTTGTTGAGATTGTTGCTCAGCTAATTGCTTACGAGTTGGTGCACCTGGTTGATATTGAACAGTACCATCTTGGATATTAATTCTACCTTGTGGATATTTTTCATCAATTTGCTCTCCAATTTCGTTTAATTGTTGTTGATACATTTTATAATCATCATTAGCTTTTTCTA